GCCGCGGTAAAAACAAAGTCCAGGGCCAGGGCTGTGATCGGTAGAACCGGGTATTTTGCGGGCATTTGCTTGAGATACAAATCGAGATTTAGAACTGCCATTTTATTTCTCCTTTATTTTTTGGTGACCGGCCGTCCTGACCGGTCGTAGATTTGAATGATCGGCGCTGGCTCCGGTTGGGGCCCGTGCACCTGCGCATAGTGCAGCCAGAACTCGTCCTCGCCTTCCAGCGTGTCGAATGAGCAGGACCGGCAGCGCCACTGGTCGAAATTTTGCCACTTGCCCAGCTCGAAGGGCAGGTCGGATATTTGCGGCTCGATCTTTTTCTTTGCCATAGCATCACTCATCAAAAGTCACATCCAGGCTGACCCGAGCTCGGGCCAGATCAGGATCGTCGGGCAGATCGTAAGGCCCGGAAACGATGAACGCCGGTCGTCCGGTCACGGCCCGCCAGCCGGGCAGGGCTGCCGCGTAAGCATCCGCCAACGCGTGCGCTCCCAGGTAAGTTTCCGCGTAACAGTCGATCTGTACCCGCGGCGTCTTACTGCTCAGGCCATCGTGGCTGTAATCCGGGATGCTGCTGACCACTATGTAGGTCGATGCGGGCAGCGTCGGCGTCTGCGGGAGCTGCACCGGGTAGAACCGCCCGGATTGCAATCCGGTCAAGACCGTATTTGCCAGAACGAACGCCACGAAATCGGTGATCATCGTCATCTGAATTTTCTCAGCTTCGCTGCCAAAACTTTCGCCATCGCATTCGCCGCCTCGTCTTCGTTTTCGTCCAGCGCCGGGCGCAGGTAGGGATGGGCCGGGATCGTCACCGATGTCCGCAGGATGAAATGCACCTCGCCCTCCCGATCCACCATCATTCCGCCGAACGGCCTGGGTACGAAGCGCAGTTTGTCCGGGTAATTGTTCGGGCTGACGGCAATTTTCGCTGCGCTCGAAACCGGGATCGCCAGGAATTTGGCGTTCTTCGGCTTGATCACACCCCCGAACTCGTGGATCGCCGCATATTCCAGGTCGGTTCCGATCGCAATTTCCACGTAATTCGGGCTGCTTTGGGTCACCTCGGTATGGATCGAGCGCGCCAGGCTGCTGGTTTTCCTGGGCGCTTTCTCTTGCGCCGCGCTCTGCACCACCAGGCCGCCTGCTTTCACGGCCAAAGTCAACGTTTCTTCCGCCACAGCCTGGTCCAACTTGGCGAATTGGGCCGCCAATTCCTTATCGCCGAGGATCCGGACAGTCGGTTTCACGTTACCACCCTGCAAACCAGTTGTGTCGCCGCGCCCTGCCCGTCGTTTTCCGGCAGCAGGATGTCATACGCCTGGCCGAATACGATCGCTCGCATTTTTGCGGTGATGGCCGGATAATGCCCGGCTAATGCGATCGTGTGCGTCGCTATCGAGTATATCTGGTGGGTCGTATGGCGTTCCCCGCCCCGCGGCCTCGAGATTGCGCACGGGATCGCTGTGTGCCCCGCCAGGTCCGACCAGCTCTTGATTGGCTGGTTGGCCACGTCTTGCGATTCGATTGCCGCCTGGATCGTACAGGTATCCGGGTAGAAAGCCGTGAGCTGGCTGAAAAGCCGCGGGGAGATCAATGGACTAGCCATCGTCGTCCCTCATCGCCTGCTTCACTATCCGTTCGCGCTCCGTGAACGCCCCGGTGACCATCTCGGCGTAATCGAACAGGCCGCCTTCCTCGCCTTCCTCGGCCTGGTCTGCCGCCTCCCTGAGCCTGACTGCCCGCTCCAGCAGCGCCTGGCTCACCGCCCGTCCATCCGTCGACAGGTCCAGCAGTCGGATGACCTTGAGCGTCATGGCCTGGTCGCTGGCGATTGTCTCCAGCGCCTCCGCCGCCGCTCTGCGGACAGTTTGATCGTTGAGATCCAGGAACGCCTGGATCTCTACGTCCTGGAAGACGGCGTTACTCAAATCCCGGTCCGGGATCAGCATGCGCGTCTTGCCAATATTCGTGGCCGTATCATAGGTAATGGTCACCGAAAACCTCCAATCCGGGATGGTAGGGGCGGATGGCATCCGCCCCATATACGGCATCCGCCCCATATACGGCATCCGCCCCATACACGGCATCCGCCCCATACCGGTCACGTAGATCTGATTTAGGCGCCCGAGCCATTGCTGGCCACGGTCATCTTTGGATCCATGCGAGTTCCGCCGAACACGTGCCGCACCTTGTACTCGATGCTGTCCGTGTCGAAATCGCCGTTCATGGCATCCATGCCGCCGCCGATCCGGGTGGCGTTCGGGGCCTTCATGAAGATTTCCGGCTCCTCGTGCCCGCGCAGGAAACCCATCTCCAGCGCTGGGCGGTCGGCGTCCGGGTTGCTGAACAAGAACCACGACGTGTGCCCATTCGCGCTGGTAGCCACCAGCGGGATCCACGGGTTCACGTTCAGGCGGAATTTGGTCTTCATCCAGTTCCCGATGATCAGTTTCTCGTTGGCGTCGCCGCCTTTTACGATCGCCTCGAATTGCAGCATGTTCATGATGTTCTGCGCCGTCACTTCCAGCGCCGACGGAATGACCAGCTCCACCACGTCGATCAAGATCGGGTTGCCGTTCTGGTCCTTCTGCTTGCTGAGCACTTCGAGCGCCGTTTGCAAGGCTGCCATCGAAAGGACTGGGTTGCTGGTCACGATGTTGGCATTCCCGCCGGTGTAGAACGATGCGTGCGGTCCGCTGGCATCCACGAACAGGCCGGTGACGAACCATTCCTCCGAGCGCCGGGCTGCCCGCCCGAAGCGCTCCGGAACGTCCGTCAGCGCGTTCAAGTCGTCATTGATGATCGTTTCCCACGAAAACGGCATTTTTCTGCCGTATTTTTTGACCGCGTAGGTGTAGGGAGTATCCTCATCGATCTTGCTGATCGGATACTCGTGCTGTTCCACCACCGCAGCCAGGATCGTATCGCCGCCGTACACGCCGAAGCGTTTCACGGTCCGGAAATCCCGCACGGTGTTGCGCTTGGCGATATTCGGCCACGTTTGCGGCGTCTCCCGGTAGGCTGCCAGCAGTTGGCGGTCCAGGATGTCGCCGAATAGATATGGGAAGTCGCTGGTGGTCATGGCCTCCTGCAAATAATATGCCGGGCGTTTGCCCCGGATCACGTCCGCCACCAGATTGGCCGCCTCGGCCAGGTGTTTCTGATATTCAGGCCCGCGCGCCGAATGGCGCACGGCCCGTCCTTCCTGGCCGAATAGCCGTTGTGCGCTGGCTTCCTCGGACCAGATGGTTTCGAGTACTTCGAGCATTTCCATGTTTACCTCACTTTTCTGAATGATCTCCCTCTCTCCCCATCGCAAACTCACGCTGGGGAAAGAGATCGGGTAATGGTCGGGGCGGACGGCGTCCGCCCATCCGTTGGGGCGCCGATGTACTCATCGTACATGGCATGCGCCCGGATTGGTTAGGGATATTCCGGTTATGCTACCCGGATCCCGATGACGAACACGGTGCAAGCCGCGTTCGTGTTCTTGACGGCAGTGACTCTCAATACAGTCCCCGCCGCGATGGTATCGTAGGTTTCGAGCAGCGTCGGGAAGGCGATGACCGCGTTGACCACGGCAGTCTTGGGCACTGCGGCGGTGATTGCGTTCGTGACGTTGACGAGCTGGATGGTGTCGGCAGTCGCATGCGCCGCGATGCCGGTGTTCTTGAAGCCTGCAAACAGGATTTTGGTCTTGTGCGTGAGCGTCACGTCGGTGTTTCCGCTCGAATCAGCAACGTTGATCACGTGCACCACCGGGATTCCGCCGACCACGTTGGCGTCCGCCACGAACTTGGCGATCAGACCGGTCAAGCCAGCCCCGGCCGCGCCCACCTCGATCTTGGCCTGGGTCACGTTGGCGTTCAGGATCTTGGCCGTGATCACCGCGTCGCTGGCGATCTTGGCCGCCTCGACCGCGCTGCTCGCCAGTTGGGTGACGCCGATCGATCCGGATGCCAGGGTGCCGGTCCCGGGAGACGGGATATGCATCACGTTGATGGTATCCGTCAGGCCGCTGCCGATCGCTTCCATCGCCACGCCGTAGAAATAACCGGCTGTCTTTTTCGAGAGTTTCGGCGTGTCCGCATCCACGTACCAGATCGCATCGCCCACGGCGACGGGGCTGTCCCCGCTGCCGTCCACGGCCTTCACGCTCAGGTCGGCCACGAATGGGCCGAAATCGACCGTGGTTTCGGTGGCGATATTGCCGCCCTCGCCTTCATCTGTCAGCGCCAGGCCGGTTAAGTTTCCGTACCGCACCGGATCGTCGCTGACTGGGGTTGCCGGGTTGCTCACCACGACCTTCAATTTCCAGCCCGGCTCATAAATTATATTTTTAGCCATACTTACATCTCCTTATTTCAAAATTTCAAAGGCTCCTCCTCTTTCTCCGCCGCTTTCGCAGGGGGGAAAGAGGGAGATAGATTAATCGCGGCCCTGGGCGGCGACTTTGGCCGCCTTCTCGTCCAGGCCGATGCGCCGGAATGATTCTTCCAGGCTCTTTTGGGTTTTAGCCCCCGCGCCCTCCTCGCTGGCCTCGCTCTCGCCCAGGCCGATGATCTTGCCCAGCCCGGCCGCCTTGGTGAGATATTCCACCTCGGCCTTGACCGATTCTGCGATCTTGACCTCGAAGGCTTTCTCATCCAGCTTGCCGTCCACGATCACGGCCGCTTTCGGCAGGCTCTCGAGCAGGCGTATCTTTGTGACCTCAGGAAGCTCGATTTTGGCCAGCGCCTGGCTCACCAGTTTGGCTGCCTCCTGCAGCACCAGGGCATCCTTCTGCCTGGCGCTCTCTGCCTTCGCCTCGTCCAGGTTTTTCTGGAGCGTGGCGTTGGCTTCTTGCAATTTCTGCAATTCGTCCATATTTTTCTCCTTCAATTTTGATTCCACGTCTCCAGACGTGGTTGGATTTTTTTGAACGGTCGTCGGGGCGAACGATGTACCCATCGTCAATGGCATTCGCCCTCTTGCCGCTTCAAACAAAGAAAGAATTTGACCGCCCGCTCCCGCCTGCGTGACGAAATCCACGCTCTTCGCTGCGGTCAGTTGGCTGATGATCGGCCCTTCGCGCCCCTCGGCAGATCCCTCATCTCCCCTGCCCAGCGCCCGGATGCTAACCCCGATGCTGGACGCCAGGTCATCGATCGCGGGCTTATAAGCCTCGAAAACTTTCGCATCCGCATATAGCCCGGGGCCCGCAATCCCATTGGCCTGGTATCTGGCGTCGGTCGCCAGCTCAGCCGCCAGGTTGTTCAAGCTCCCCTCCGGGCGCTCGCTCGCCTCGGCCAGGGTGGGATGATCCCAATTCATTTTCAATCCCTTCGTGAAAACCTTTGGCCCATCCCGCTCCAACACCTCGGCCGGATAATAGCCGCTCGAGCCCCAGCCTGGCTGGATGATC